TCTGCGGAATATGCGGCCACGACAAAAGCAAAACGCCAAGGAACAAAGCAGGGCAAACAGTTTGTGAAGCAACCGAAAAGCATTGCAAAGAAGACTAGAGCATACAGGAGGGTATCATAATGATTGATAAGGTATGGAGTAAATGGACAGGTCTTAACAGAAATGTTAAGATTGGTATCATTATAGCAGCAATAGTAGTAGTCTACTGGTTTATAAAATGAACAATAACAAAATGAAATTTAATGGTAAGTCCGATAATCGAAACAATCGGACTGCCACATTTAACATGCAAAAAGCCGACCTAGATAAAGATGGTAAAATATCATCGTATGAAAAGACCAGAGGTATGGCTATTCAAAACGCAATGAAAGGTAAAGCCTAATGGCATACGGAAGTAAAACAAAAAAACCAAAAGATAAAACAGTAGTAATGATTGCTGTAGGAAAATTAAAGGCTAAAAAAAATGGCACTAAGCGAAACGGAAAAAAGAAAAAACTTTCTTAAAAAGCATGGACTTAAAAAATTCAATACTGCAGTCAGGACCACTGAAGGTGGTAAAAAAGGTAAAGTCGGTATACTCGAGGGTGGGAAGCCCCGACTTATTCGCTTCGGTGACGCTTCTATGGGTCACAACTATTCCCCAGAAGCTAGGAAATCTTTCAAAGCAAGGCATGGTGCTAATATTAAAAAAGGCCCAACGAGTGCTGCGTACTGGGCAAACAAAGTTTTATGGGCAGGTAAGTCGGGTTCGAAGAAGTCTCCGCCAAAAAGCCAACAGAATGTTAAAGGAGCCAGAAGTTAAATTATCTGGTAATGTTTTTAAAGCAAACGTAGGCGAAGAAACAGTAACACAAATAAAGTTTAAAGAAAATTAAAAAGTTTGACGATGCCTTCGGGGTCGTTGATATCTAGCTTAAAGCAAGGAGGTATATATGACTTTTACACTAGATAAATACATGCCCTACACAGTAGGGTTTGATAGATTCTTTGATACATTAGATATTGTAAGTAATACTGATGTCAAAGGATATCCACACTATAACATTAAAAAGATAGATGATGGAGAATGGAAAATAGATTTTGCACTAGCAGGGTTTTCTAAAAAAGATATTAACATTAATGTGAAAGAAAACAAAATGACTGTCGATGGCGAAATAGAATCAAACAATGAAGATTATCTGTACAAAGGTATTTCTACTAAAAAGTTTTCTAAGACTTTTTCACTAGCAGAATATACAGAACCAACAGATGCAACTATGGAAAATGGTATTTTGACAATTACTTTAAAACAAGAATTGCCAGAAGAAAAAAAACCAAAGACAATAAAAATAAAATAGTGCCAACATATTCTTATAGAAATAAGAAGACTGGAAAAGTCTGGGATGAGTATCTATCCTTTGATGATAGGACAAAGCCACTACGAAATAAAAATGTAGAGATGGTGATAACTGCACCCAGACTTGCCTTTATAGAAAGAGGTGAACATAAACAACGAGACCAAATGATTCATACAGCTAGACAGGGAATGAGAGAAAGACAGGCAGAAGAAAAAGCAGGTATTAGACAAACTCCCGAATGGCTAAAAGAAAAAACAGAAAAACATTTACAAAAGGTCCGCAATGTTAGTTCCTGATAATAAAAAAGAAGTAGCTTTAACAGAAAAGCAAGAAACATTTTTAACAGCTTTGTTTGGTGAAGCACAAGGTAATCCTAGAACAGCAGGTGATATAGCAGGATATGCAGATTATCATCAACCACTAAGAGCCTTAAAAGAAGAAATTATTACAAGAGCAGAAGAACAACTAGCTGCTTTTGCACCACGAGCAAGTATGGGTATGATAAATGCTTTAGATGAAGACGGAAGCCTACCCGGTGCTAATATTAGAATGGAAGCAGCCAAACAAATATTAGATAGAGTAGGATTATCTAAAAGAGAAAAATTAGATATAACTGCTAAAGTACAACACGGAGTTTTTATATTACCACCTAAAGACAATGAGTGAAGAAAAAATTAAAATAGCTAGAAGAAAAAATGCTAGAGTGATTCCTTATGGTTATGAAGTATCAGAAGAAGACCCTGACTTTTTAATACAAAACGAAGAGCATATGGAACTTATTAAGAAAGCAAAAAAGTTTATAGAAAATAATTGTTCTTACAGAGAAACTGCAGAATGGTTATCCCACAATACAGGTAGAAAGCTGACAGGTATGGGGTTAAGAGAAGTGCTAAAAAGGGTAATACATAAAGGTTGGTAAGCGAACCTAAACCAAAAAAGTCTGGTAGAAGAAGAGTAAAAGATTTAAATACTCCTTTAACTATTAAAGAAAAAAAAGCACGTAAGTCTGCACAAGATTTATTACGTGAAAGAAAACAAGATTTACAAAAAGCACAAGCTAACTACTGGTCTACAAAAAGTAAAATAAAAGATATAGACAATGTACTTGAAGGTAAACAGCAAGTCATTGAACAAGATAAGATTGATGAAGCTACTCCCAATATTCGAGAAGCTATTAAAGATAGAGAAGTTATCTTTGAAGCAAACGAAGGACCGCAAACAGAATTTTTAGCAGCTTCAGAAAGAGAAGTATTTTATGGTGGGGCAAGAGGTGGTGGTAAATCCTACGCTATGTTGGTTGACCCACTACGTTATTGTCACAAACAAAAACACAGAGCATTATTAATTAGACGAACAATGCCTGAGTTGAGAGATTTAATTAATCACTCACAACAATTATATTCAAAAGCTTATCCCGGTGCTAAATGGAGAGAGCAAGAAAAAGAATGGAAGTTTCCTTCAGGTGCTAGAATAGAATTTGGATATGCGGAAAACTTAACTGATGCTCTTCGCTACCAAGGACAATCGTATACTTGGATAGGCATAGACGAATTACCGCAATACCCTACCGAAGATATTTATAATTTTCTTCGGTCCTCTTTACGAAGTGTAGACCCCGATATTCCTGTCTATATGAGAGCAACAGGTAATCCGGGAAATGTAGGTTCGATGTGGGTTAAAAATATGTTTGTTGACCCTGCAGTACCTAATACAAAGTTTAATATAGATATTAAAACTCCTAATGGTGTTAAGCAAATATCTAGAAGATTTATTCCGGCTAAACTAGAAGATAATCCTTATCTNATGCAGACTGATGATTATTATGCTATGTTAGCTTCGTTACCAGAAGTACAAAGAAAACAATTCTTAGAAGGTAACTGGGAAGCATTTGAAGATTCATCTTTTCCAGAGTTTAATAAAGATGTGCATGTCATTAAACCTTTTGACATTCCAAGAAACTGGATGAGATTTAGAGCATGTGACTGGGGATATAGTTCACCTGCTTGTTGTTTATGGATAGCTGTTGACTTTGATAATAATTTATTTGTTTACAGAGAACTCTATACACAAAAAGTTACAGCAGATTTATTTGCTAGAAAAGTTTTAGAAGCAGAACAAGGCGAGTATATTAGATATGGTGTACTTGATAGTTCTACTTGGGCAAGACGAGGTGATATAGGACCGAGTATTGCAGAGACTATGATACTAGAAGGTTGTCGTTGGAGACCCTCTGATAGAAGCCCTCGAAGTAGAGTAGCCGGTAAATTAGAATTACATAAAAGATTTAGGCCAGATGAAGAAACTGGTTATCCTTCTTTGTTTATTTTAGATAACTGTGTTAACTTAATTAGAACATTACCAATGTTACCAGTTGATAAAAATAATCCAGAGGATGTAAATACACATGCAGAAGACCATGCTTATGATGCACTAAGATATGGCTGTATGAGTAGACCAATACATCCTATTAAACAAGATTTTATAGATAAAGTAAACGAACCTAAAAGAGCAGCACCGGCAGATAGTGTGTTTGGATATTGAGTTGTTTATCTTTACTAGTAGCTTTATCAATGCATGTTGGTTTAGAAAATGAATATAACTCTGTACATCCACATGCTAGATGTACAATAGATAATACTATACTAGGAGTTTATTATAATAGTGAGTATAATACAAGTTCTTATATAGGAAAAATACATAACTACAATAATCTAGAAATAGAATATGGTTTAGTTACAGGTTATACAGGGACATCAATAGCACCAATGTTAAGAATTAAAAAAGATAATTTTTTTATAGCACCTGCCTATGAAGTAGAAGGTAATGTTGGAGTAGTTGTAGGTTTTGAATTTAGATTAAAATGAAAGATATTAAAATAGGATATAGAAACTACCAAATAAAAAATTTAGATTCTATCGTATCAAAATGTAATGAAATAAATGGACAGTTTCTTGCATCCGATGGAATGATAGCGTTATCATCAACAGAAGATAATATATCTCATAC